ATCACTAAACAGCATTCTTAATGCATGCTTAATTGGGGTGAATGTTATTTTGGTACTTCCCATTGTGCGAGCCTGAATCTTGGTAGATGTATCTGCAGTAGATTCACCTATCAAGTATGCTTCCTGTCTTGCTCCCTGAGTTGGTACATCAAAACTACCAGAACCCATAGGAATAGTAATACGAGCAAACAGAGCAGCAACTTTCAGCTGTAGCCGAATATCATCAATAAAAGCACCTGAGAAAAGCGTAGGAACCCAAGCTGAATTATTATCAGTGTCCATTGCTTTCAATGCTTTACGGAGATCAGCATCACGACTCAATTCATAAGTAAGCAAGTCATAAGTTTGTGAACCTAAGATTGCTGACTTATAAGTTTCAGGTTGAACAAATCCGTGTGCCTGTATTGCTTTGTGAGCACCATACATGCACAGAAAATCATTCATCCTAGCAACATCACGACTTACACGATAATCACTATCAACTGTAAATCCTTTTGCTTTTGTCCATTTGGCTTGTGGTTGATAGATTGCAGCATCAATGGGGTTGCCAGAACCATAGCCCAAAACATTAGCAACATTTTTATTATCTGATCCAGCAATTACATCCCAGAAGGCTTTCTCTTTTATTTCATCATCTTCAGTCATTGCACCCAAACTTGTTTCCATCTGAGTCTGTTTACCTTCGATGACATCGAGTTGTGCCTTCAAGTCAACTTCCATCTTTGCAGTTTTTTCTTTCGTCTCTGCTTGAGAGTCCGAAAGGTTCTTAACAGTATCACGAATCACACCAAGCAATTCGGGAAGACTGTCTGGATTTTTTACCTGTACATCCACATCAGGGGTCTTTTTAGTATCTTCACTCATTGTTTATACCCTCCTAGTTAAACTGTTTTATCGTGATTAAGCCATACACAAAATACAGTAGCATTTGAAGTCGCTCCTGAACTTTGAAAATTGCCATCACTGGTTATTGAGCAAGTTGAGGTTATATCAGCAATTGTAACTCCAGCTGCAGTGTAATCTGTATCGATTACCCAAACTGAAACTATCTCCGACTGATCTTTCACCATGCCTGTAACAGCTAAATTCGTATCAGCACCAACCCCAGTTACGAGATTGATCTTCAACGTTTCAGTGCTCAGACCTATTTCTTTTGCCATTATCATCTCTCCTTAATTAATTGAGATTTATTATTATTGAGTTGTCGGGCATCAATGTGCCTCTTAATTTTTCTCGATGGAATCTAAAATTGATTTCACATTCAACAATGTAAAATCACTTACCATAGCATTCCACCCTTTGAGATTTTCTATGTAATTCTTTTCTTCAGGTTTGGATTCAACTTCATCCTCAACTGGAGTAGAACTACCCTCCTGTTCTGTGGCTTCTAGTAAGTCTCCCAAAACTTGTAGGGATTCTCTTAAAGTATCCACGGACTTTTTGATGACACTTCTGTTTTTGCTACTGAGAACACGCCCAGCTTTTTCTACTACAACTTCTACTTTATCCTTTATTATCTCCGGTACGCTGTTCTCTTCCACAAATTGTAAAACATTGTCAATAGCAAAATAGAAATCGTCATCAATTTCTAATCCGCACTCATGTGCTTTAGAACAGAGTTCATCAAATTCTCTCCTAGCAGTTGCCGAAGGCAAAGCAGGAATTGGTACAATACTAAATTCCATTAGTTCCCATTTAGTATGTGTTAGTCCAGTCTGATCTCTCAGTACCGGTTCTTCACTGACTTCAATAGGTTTGAATCCTATCGAACCAGCATTTAAAAATCCGTTGCGAACTTTTTCAGCTACAAGTTTAGCAAACTCATCAGAACCTCCGTCATCAAATATGACATCGGCATCAATAGCCTTGTCTGTAATTTTTATAGAGTCTGGATCTATCCTGCCAATCGGCATCATCCCCTGATCCTTATCAAAGCCATGTCCAAATAGAACAACAGGATTCTTCATAAAGTTTTTTAGATCCCCTCCTCCTGGCAGAACTACTTCCCCATGGCGATCTAATTTTTTTTCTGTCAGCCTGAACCGAACAGAGCCATCATCGTTTATAGCTTTTACTTTGCTTGGTGAATAAAGTTTATCTCTCATAAATTCCCCTTATGGTTTTTTAGTTGGTATTGTAAAGCATCTTTCATTTATATCAGATGGAAACTCTGCACTGAATCCCAAGTATTCCGAAGTCACAGGAAATGATGCTCCTACTTTCCTAATCACGCCATCCAAACTAGCATGGTGATCTCTAACTAATGGATCTCTGGTAGTAAGCCACATATGATATTTTATTCCTTGATTTTTCATGATACCATTCCTGCCAAAGTTTCCACCTGCCACTGATTCCGTTCTTGCAATTCTAAATGCCCTCATCACTTGCTGTTCTAAAAAGAAAGTTTGAATTAATTCGGACATCCTTTCTATACTAAAGTTTCCTTCTATGCCGGTGGAAAGTATTGTATTTATCCTTTTATATAAACTCCCATTCACCATCTGTGCGTAAACATATGTTCTTTTCTTCACATACCTTCTTGCTGATGGATCTGTAACTGTAAAGCTACCACCGATATCTCCAGCCAAACTATCAGCACCAATGCCCAAAGCCGTCTCTATAAATGATCCTCCCACTGCTTCGTATTCTCTAATCCATTTATCTAAATCTATATTGACATCATCAGGATTGAATTTTGTTAGTGCCTTCCTAGTACTCAAGCCATGAAGCACTTCAGCCATTTGTCTTTTCATTAATTTTATAAGCACTTTAGAAAAATCTTTCACGACAGTTTTTTCTAATCTGTCAATCATATTCTCAGCTTTTATTATATACACTTTTTCTTCAATGGTGATATTATTCTTATTGATATGACCAACCATTTCCTGCACTGAACTAGACAAAGATTCTTTTTCAGATATCCTGTCTATATATTCATCTATCATCTTTGCAGTTTCTTCACCTTCCTTCTCTGGTGTTGCAGAGGAATTTCCTCCCCCTCCAGGTTCCGGTCTTTCCATTATGGAGGCAGCACTAACCGGAATATAATTTGCCGCTATAAAATATTGATCCATTGCTTCGTCTGGTATGCGAGGCAGGTCTAAAATGTGTTCCCGAAAATCATTCGGAGACACAGAACCATTTTTAATGCCTGCGTCAAAACGATCTGTCATCATTTTCTTGTCAGGCTGAATGGCGGAGATATCATCATAGTCAAAACGAAACTGCATCTCATCATCAGCAAGAAGCAATGGGATCAATTCTTTAGTTATTATCCTCGATAACTTTGTTAGCTTTGGAATCATTGTCATTGTCCAGAATAATTTATACTGAACTTCAGCATTCGCTAGTACTGACGATTCTTTAAACTGCATTAAATAAACTGGTGGTACACCAAACACTTCAGAGATCGTATCTTTAGTCCACTGTCTTTGTTGCATGTATTGAAGTTCTTCCTGAGTCATTCCTACCTGTTGCCATTTCATTCCTGAATCAAGAAACATAATCTTTCCCCGATTAAGTTCTCCAGTATGCTTGCTCTCGAATTCCTGACGATACCTATGCCAAATATGATCGGATAGAGATTCGTTAGTAGTTATAATTCCAGAAGGTCTAGCACCCTGTTCTAACATTGACTTATTTGCAGAAGTTGCTCGCAAGTCTAATTCAATATCTAATTGTGCAGCTTTTATAGGAGACAACCCACGGAAGTCTGACAGTGGATTGAAATACTTTAACATAATTAATTCATCTTTAGGGATTTCAAATTTAGTTCCGTCACCATTATTAAATAAATAGTGGGATATTTGTTCTGTAGCAGAAGGAACTATTTCTATCTTATCAGGTCGTAATGGGATTATCATTTCAAGCCGAGTACCACTAAACACTAATGCCCAAGGACATTCCCCAGTTAGTTCTAGATAACCAGATGTTGCCTCCCAAAAATCATATGAAGTCATCCAAGGATTAGGATTTCTGAATATGTCAAAAACCTTATCCCTAGTGAAATCCTCCTTCGCATCACCCTTTGATGTTTTCTTGAATAATTGAAAAGGTAGGGAAGCTAGATTAGAAGAGATAACAGCGACTGCTCTATACACAGTTGCCTGTATGCTATATATTAATTGATACTGAGCTGAAGAAGGATCTGC